CTAACATTATATCGGACTTGGAGTTGAATGAAGCAAAACATTTAATGCCAGATGAAGTCTATGAGGCAGAATTTGAATGCTCCTTTGACTCGGCAGCACTAGGATCAATCTACGCAAAAGGATTGGCAAAGGCAGAAGAAGAAAAAAGAATTACAAAAATACCCTATGAGACAGGAATCAAGGTTAATACCTTTTGGGATCTCGGAATGGCAGACAAGACTGCCATCTGGTTTGTTCAGCAAAAAGGATCGGCTTTCCACATCATAGACTACTACGAGGATAGTGGCGAGAGCTTGGAGTTCTACGCAACTGTCTTGGATGAAAAAAAATATATTTACGATACGCATTACCTCCCACATGATGCTAGTGTCAGGGAATTGGGAACTGGAGTATCACGAGTAGAGACGGCACAGTCTTTAGGCATGAGAACTTCCATCGTTCCCAAGCTCCCTGTCGAAGATGGCATAAATGCTGTTCGGATGGTCTTATCAAGATGTTGGTTTGACCACGAACAATGCAAACATGGACTCGATGCCCTGCGTCAATATCGTTGGGCAACAACGGAAAGAGGAGAGTTAAAAAATAAACCAGAGCATTCCTGGTGTAGCCATGCAGCAGACGCTTTCAGGTATTTCGCTGTTGGCAACAACCAGTCAAGCGAGTGGAGTACCAAAATCAAATACAATAATTTAGGAATAGTTTAAAACACATGGCACGATTATCAAAACAAAAATTGCTTTCATTGATAGCGCAGGAGATTTCAGGATCGCTTGGCTTCTATGCAAGTGACTTGTCAAAACAGCGAGAGAACGCACTCAAGTATTATTTGGGTGAGCCGTTGGGCAACGAAGTGGAAGGTCGCAGTTCTGTCGTTAGTCAGGATTTATTGGAAGTCATTGAATCCATCCTGCCGAGCTTGATGCGAATGTTCACGCAATCGGACAAGGTAGTTAATTTTGAGCCAACGCAGCCAGAGGATGTTCCTTACGCAGAACAGATCACCGACTACTGCAATTTTATATTTAACCATGACAACGATGGATTTGGAATTTTACAATCCATGTTCAAGACTGCTCTCTTGCAAAAAAATGGATTTTGCAAGGTGTACTGGAAAGTTTCCAAAGAGCAGAAAAAAGAACGCTACAAGAATTTAGACGAAACGCAATACCAAGCTCTGTTGATTGACGATGAAGTGGAAGTCATCAATGTAGAGGAAGTGGTGGATGAGACAGAGGCAGCTTTAGTTGAGCCAGGACTTGAAGAAGCAATGGCTGAATCAAATGTGTCTTACAATGTCGAAGTTCGCAGGACAAAGGAATACGGAAGATGTGCCATTGAGCCAGTTCCACCAGAAGAGATTTTAGTTTCTTCCAGAGCTAAATCCCTGAAGGATTGTGATTTCATTGCGCATAGAGTTACAAAGACCATATCCGAATTGCTCGACATGGGTTTCAAGAAATCCGATGTGGAAAATCTGCCAAGTGCTGAAAGTGAATTTTTTAACACCGAAGCAATGATAAGGCGAAGCTATGACGATGCGACAACGGACTTGGAAGTGACCAATGTCGATCCTGCTATGCGAGTAGTTCAGATTACTGAATGCTATATGAGAGCTGATGTCGATGGCGATGGCATAGCCGAGTTAAGAAAAATCATTGTCGGAGGAAGTGGCTACAACAGCTACAACATTCTGGAGAATGAAGAAATATCCGTACTGCCTTTTGCGATGTGCGTGGCGATCCCAATGCCGTTCAGGTTTTTTGGATTGTCAATGTATGACCTTTTAGCTGATGTTCAGCTAATGAGTACAAGTATAATGCGTCAAACTCTCGATAATATGTATATGCAAAATTCAGCGAGAACAATTGTCGTTGATGGACAAGCCAATTTGGATGACTTGCTGACTACCAGACCTGGTAGCATAGTGCGAGTGAAATCGCCTAATGCCGTTACAGCAATGCAAACGCCTAACTTCCTGAATGATGGTTTGGCGATGATGCAAAAGATTGATCAAGTAAAAGAAAAGCGATCTGGCGTTCCCAATCAATTGATGGGATTGAATCCAGATACGATTAACAAGTCACACACCACAGCACAGTCTGTCAATCAGATGATGAACAGCTCAACGCAGCGCATTGAATTGATTGCAAGAAGTTTTGCTGAAGGCGTGAAAGAAATATTTAAGAATGTTCTGTCGGTAGTTTGTGAATACCAAGACAGAGAAAGAATTATAAAATTGCGAGGCAAATTTGTTTCGATTGATCCCAGAGAATGGGTGAATCGTTATGACTGTACTGTGCAAGTCGGTCTAGGAACAGGAAACCAAGACCAACGGCTTGAAGTTCTGCAAAGAGTTTTAGCTGTACAGGAAAAGTTGTTACAGGCAGGAAACATGGGATTAGTGACTCCACAAAATATCTACAACACTTTAGAAAATTATTTACAAAATAGTGGATACAAGGATGCGAGTCAATTCTTTGTCAATCCTGCTACACAACCTCCACAGCCACCAAAACCAAAAGAACAAGATCCTGCCCTTCAACTGGCAGCACAGGATATACAAATGAGAGCAGCCAAGAATCAGGCAGACATACAATTAAAACAACAAAAGCAAAAAGCCGATGAAGTGTTCAAGGCAGGAAAGTTAAACTTGGATCAGCAAAAATTGGCAACCGATATTATTAAACAGGAACAAGGCAAGGAAATGGAAAAAGAAAAACTGGCATCAAAAATTATTGATTCAGCCATGATAAGCGAGAGTTATCGATAATGGCATTCTCCCCATTCATGCAAGGATCAGAAGCGCAGAACATCATCAGCAATTATCTTGGTGGTGGCTATGCTTCATCGCCAAATGTAAATACAGCAGGTCAATTTCGCAATCCCATTTTTGACATTAGAACTGAACAGGAAGCAGCAGGAACATTAGATCCTTCAGCTTTATATCCAAATCCTCAAATAGATTTTTCCGTTCAAGAAGATGAAACTGTTGATCCCTGTCCAGAAGGTTATCAATTGATTGATGGCGTATGTCAGCCAATAGTAGAATTTGGAAAGTCTATGTACGATGAAAAACAAGACCGAGATGACAGAGATGAAGAAGAAAGACCTTATTACTCCATAGAAGAAATGAAGGGTTTGGAAGATTATGAATTATTGGATTATCTTAATAGTGGATGGTTAAAGGGAAATCCTTACGACATTTCCATTGGTGGTAATTTTATGCCTTCACTTTTTGGTTTAACTTTTGGAAAACAAAATAAGATGCGAAGAGATTTTATTATAAGTGAATTGGCAAGAAGAGGTTATGACACAACATCTAATCAAGGACAAAAAAGTTTAGGTCAGGCATTAAGCATTATTGATAACGCACAAGCGTCAAATCAAGGCGTGATGCCTAATCAAGTCAGTTTTTTCACTCCTGAAGAAATTAATTATCAAATCCAAGCTAAAAATGAAGCTCAAGACATAGTTAATCAAGGTGGAAATCCTTATGGACAAAGTTTTACTGGTAATGCACAACAAATACACGATCAAGTTGTTCAAGATGCAATTCAATCAGGTGGAACAGTCAATCCTTTTGAAGCACAAGGAATTAATCAGCCAAAAATACAAAAGAAAACTCCTACAAATGTAGGCAATCCTTTTGGATATTAAATGGAATTAGAAAAAGAACAACAAAGAGGACACAGAGCCAAAGCGATACTCGAAGATGAAATATTCGTGGAGGCAATACAAAAAGTTTCTGGTGAGTTAGATGCCGAATGGGTGAACTCACCTGTAAGAGATACCGAAGGCAGAGAGAAAATCTATATGATGAAAAAGATGCTCAATGTCCTTCTGGTGCAACTGCGATCCGTTATGGAGACAGGCAAACTCGCCTCCAAGCAGATCAATAAAAAATAAGGAGCAATAATGGCAGACAAACCTGCAAAGGAATCTGCTGTTTCAGAGCCAACCTTTAGGACAGATGAAACAGCACAAGCAATCGCAACCCTACTGAATAATGAAGAGACTGCAAGGAACGATGAAGAGCTTGGAACAGAAAAATCGGAAGAAGAGAAAGTCGATCTTAAAAAAGATAACGATGATCCCTTATTAGAGGATTTGGATGTTAATGAAAAAGACATAGTAGATAACGATGAAGCCACATCGGAAAGTGAAGAGACACTTTATGAAGTTACAGTTAATGGTGTAAA